AATGCTTTCTAAAAGAAATTCTAAAACATCGACTCTATTGTTGCCTTCTGCAGCATGAGCTAACTCTGCCGCAAAGTCTTCTCCTGTGGAGCCAACCAGTTTAAGAATTATCTCTTTAGCCCGAGGAAGTAGTGCTTCCATATATATTTTTGCTTTCTCTTCCTCTCTAGCTTCATCTGCAAAATCTGCATCTGAAGGTCTTATCAAAAATTTAGATGGTTGAACCATCTCTACTTTTTCATTAAATAACGTTGCAAAAAGTATCTTAAATGCTTCCTCTGTTCCTTTTGACTTATAAAAATCTTTTGCTTGTCTTATAAAATTAGATTGATCTACATTTGTATTGATATTTCTTTCAGCAAAACCTGGTAAAACTTGATTCTTAAGTTTCTTTAGGAATGTGTTTAAGAATACGTTACTTAAATTGGTAACTCTAGCATCTTCTCTATGTGTGCTTACACCAGTTCTTGTAAATGTTAGAAACTCAGGTTGATTAGTTTTTGAGTTGTTTTCAATACCACTAAAACCACGGGTGCATCCTATAAAAGCAGTTGTCCCTATGCCAGCGTATGTGATAATTTCATCATCAACTTTGAGTAAACCG